ACCTATGGTTGCTGGGTCCATTAAAATATACCCTTAAATTTTTGTGGTTTAGCTATATCAGAAAACTTTTTAATTATGCCACCGTTATTCTTTTTTTGTGGATTTCTTACGACTTTTTTTCTTTGGCTTTTCTTCTTTGATTTCCCAGCTTGACTCAATGCTATCGCTATAGCTTGTTTCTGTGGGTATTTCTCTGACATCAACTTCCTTATATTCTGGTTGATGGTTTTCTGGCTCTTGCCTTTGTCTAATGGCATCTAAAGCTCCTTCTCTTGCAAGTGTTCGCTGTCTTTTTTTCTCTTTTTCAACTGCTCTTACTTTTTCTTGTACTGAACTAGACATAAATTTATCCTTTCATTGCTCTCATTGCGGCTATATCCCTTGTTGTTTGGTCTTTTTGGTTAGCCAATTCTTCTTGTTGATCTAATCTTTGTTGATCTAATAAAACATCATTTCTTTCTTTTTCTTTATCAAGAGTTTGTTTCTTTTCAAATTGATCTGATTTTTGCTGTATTTCTTGACCTCTTAAAGCTAATTCTTGTTTTCTAATAGTAACAAGAGGATCTTCGCTTGGAGGCGGTGTCAATGCTTGTGCATATTGCTCTTGAATTTCTGCAGCTATCTCTGCGCTTCTTGATGCCATTTGGTCTTGCATTGCTTTCATAGCATTTGGATCTTGTTGCATCATTGCTTGTTGTTCTGGTGGTATATTTGCCATAACCTCTTGTTGTGCCTGCAAATCTGCCATCATGGCAATATGTTCTGATATATGACCTTGTAAAGTCATAAGTATCGCTGCATTAGCTTGTGCAACTGGTGTGCTTATCATAGCTAAATGTGCAGTTATGTGCGCTTGATGATTTTGTTCTGGAAAAGCATTTAAAGACCCACCCTTTAATGCCTCTTGATTTTCCTTTGCTGGATTCATGGGCATCGGCTGTGGGGGAGGTTGCAGCACAGCTTCAATGTTAGTTACACCTAATGCTTCATACATTTTTCTATAGGCTTGGTACATACCATTTGGCCCATGAATTTCTGGATTGCTTTGTGCTAATTGCAATTGTGTCTGTGCCAGTGCAATCCTTTGTGACATTGAAAATATGTTTGGATCTGAAACAGGAAGTATATCTATTCTGTCGTCAAAATCTTGTACTTTAATTTCTGGTGGTGCGCCTGGAACCTGATAAGGGTACACAGGCACATCCATAGCAAATATTCTTGCAAGTAACTTAAACTCAAGCTTTTGTGAGTAATGTAACCTTTTATGAATAGCAGACATTACTTTAGTGCCTCTCTCCATAATAGCCATAGTCGTTCCAACTGGCGAATTGCCTTGCATCTCACCAACCTTCATGTCAGCCATTGATGCAAAGCGTCTGCCAGAGTCAATTAAAGTTCCAAGTAAAGAATACAAGGTTTGAGATGGCTCCTTAAATGGTAAAGGCATAATAGCTTGTCTTAAATCCATGCCCACCATATCTACATCTCTGAACTCGCCAGGATTTAGTGGAGTTTCGTCATCTCTAATCCTTGCACCTCTTGCTTTAAATCCTGCAGGTAAATTTGATAATGTTCCTGCGTCTATAAGTTGTCTAAGTATTGAAGTTGAAGCTCTTGATAACCCACCTATCATATGAGTAAGGCCAAAGCCATAAAAACCAAGACCAGGTAAGAACTTATAATGCACAAAATAAGGGATCTTCCTACGGAGCGGATCACCTTCATTGAAATTCCGTTTGAT